TGGAACTGTTAATACAAATATTATGAAATCAAGAGGCTTAGGCGATAGTATAGAAAAGTTTACAAAGGCAACAGGTATAAAAAGAGTTGCAGATTTAATACCAGGTGGTTGCAATTGTGATGAACGCAAACAATGGTTCAATAAGAATTTTCCATATAACATGAATAAATAAAACAAAATGGCTAAGAAATTTCCAGAAATAAAAGAAAAGAACGAAGGCAAATTTACTGCTTGGGTAGAAAAGAACATGGGTGGCATGGACACTTGTAAAGCTGCTAGCAAAGTAATGAGATCTCGTACTAAAAAATATTCTCCAGCTGTAGTTAAAATGGCTAACTATGCTAATAACTTTGGTTGCAAAACTAAAAAAAATGATGGAGCTTCAGTACCATTAAAAGGTAAGCAAAAAAACTTACCAGAAGCTTTAAAAGCTAAAATATTATCTTCACCAGGTAAAAAATAAATATGAGTTTTAAACTTAATGGCGCACCTTATAACAAGGACGATATGAACATTGCTGTTTATCGCAAAGATCTTAAAGATGGTTCTGCTGGTAAGTCTAATCATACTGGTATAATAGTCGACAAAGATATTGATGCTAATGTAGAAAAAGCTGTTGTTGCTCATGAAACTGTTCATCAACATCAACAACGTAACGGTGAATTAGATTATGATAGAAATAATTTCTATTGGAAAGGTAAAACCTACCCAAGAGAAAACTTAAATGAACATAATGAAGATTTACCGTGGGAGAAAGAAGCTTACAAAGCTAGCAACGGTATATTAAACGGTAAAAATAAAGACATGAGAAATAAATTTGAACTCAAGGGTCATAGAGGAAACAGGAAGCCATTTAAGGCTTTATCAGATAGAAAACTTATAGGCAGTCAAGATGGCGCCTCAGCTCCTGGCGGGCCTAGTGATCCAGAAAAAAAGAAAGCTCAAGCCGCAGCTGATGCTAATTTAAAGAAAACAGAATTTAAAACTGAAAAGCTTCCGGATGGTAGAACTAGACGTTATAGATCAGCTGAAGGAAGTGCTGATAAACCTGGATCTACAGTTGAAAAAGCAAAAACAACAGGTAGAAAAGCAACAGATTCTGGTGATTATATAAGCAGATTAAAAACTAGATTTCCAGATGCTACCGGCGAAGAGCTTGTTAAAAAGAAATATATTAGTTCTTCTTATAAGGATAGATTTCCAGCTAAAAAAGAAACAGCCACAGCCAAAGAAGAGTATTTTACTAAAAAACCTGACACTCCTAAAACTCCACCAACTAAAACTCCACCTCCTTCAAATAAAAAGAAATGCCCACCTGGTTTTGCATCAAAAGCTAGTGGAGGATGCGTTGAAATGCCAAAACAAAAAAGAAAAAAGAAAAACAAAAAACTTAAACAAAATTTAAGCTCTACTAAAAAATCAACCGAATGCGTGTTTGGTGAAAAATGCTAATATGTCAAAAAAGTCATTTAAAGAAACTAAAATAGGTGCTTTTCTATCAAGCAAAGCGCCTAAGGTATTACAAGCTCTTGGAGACGTATTACCTAATCAAGGAACACTTGGTGTAGTAAAAAATCTTATATCAAGTGATAATAAGATTAAGGCGATAGATAAAGAGCAGGCTATGAAACTCATAGAGCAAGATATAGCTGAAATGAAAGAAGTGTCTAGCAGATGGAGAGCAGATATGAAAAGTGATTCATGGCTTTCAAAAAATACACGTCCATTAGCTCTCGTGTTTTTAACTGCATCAGCTGTATTCATGATGGCTGTAGATTCTTTTCATTTACAGTTTGATGTAGATGAAGCTTGGATAAGCTTGTTGAAAACACTATTAGTAACAGTTTACGTAGCATACTTCGGAAGTCGTGGTGCTGAAAAAATAACAAAAATAAATAAATAAATAATGGGAAATATAGTAACACCTAGCGCCCCTACCAGAAGTGGTTTAGAAGGAAATTTCCAAGCTCAACCTAGGGTTTTTGCTCACGATGCTAAAACAATAGTAGTTGGAGCTATAAACGAATCTTGGGGAGGTCAAGGTATTGAAATAAAAGTTAGAGGTGTAGGTTACACAGTAGGTGATTCACTTACACAATCCAAAATATCACCAACGACATCAAGCGGAACTGGTTTTACAGCCACAGTAGAAGCAGTAAATTCTGTTGGTGGAGTAACAGAATTAAGCGTAACAGGATTTGGAAATACTTATGACGAATTAGATGTTATAACTCTAAGCGGTGGCACTACAAATAGTTGTGAAGTTACAGTTTTAAATATAGATATACCAAATACTGGTGACAGAGGTTGTTGTTTATATGTAGGTGTAGCCGGTGATGTATCAGTTGTTATGGAAGGTGGAACTTCAGTTACTTTTAAAGGAGTAGCTGCTGGATCTTTTTTACCAGTACAAGTTGTTCAAGTAACTTCTACTATAAGTGCTTCAGGTGATATATTAGCTTTATTTTAAGTTATGTTTATAGGTTTATCAAATACAGCACCTAGCATTGTAAACTTACCAGGTCAAAAAGGTGGAGGAACACCTCCTGCACCACCTTTTTCTAACACAAAAAGTTTGTTGCTCAATGGTACATCTGGCAGAGGTTCTACAACCACAAGCGGTTGGGGGGCAAGTTTTACTTGGTCAGCATGGGTAAAATTAGCGTCGTCATCTGGTTATAGTGGTATCTATTTTGCAGCTGATGGTATTACAGGTGCTACACCTTTTTGGATATTTTATGAAAATGCAGGTACAACAAACCTTGCCTATAATCTTGGAACTGTGAACTTCTTCTCTAATACAGAAATAGATACTGGCTCTTGGTATCATGTTTTACTTAGAAAATCATCAGGAGCTTTAAGCTTTTTTATAAATGGTGAAAAAGATAGTGCCACAGGAACTGACACAAATAATTATCCAGATGGCGCTGCTTTCATTGGAAATTTACCTCCAACTTATGGTGATCGTTTTGGATTGGATGGTAACATTGATGAACTTTCTTTGTTTGATTATGCTTTGTCTGATCCTGAAATTGATAGCATTTGGAATAATGGAACTCCAGGAGACGTTTCAAGTTTAAATCCAGTTAATTGGTGGAGATTTGAAAACAATGGAAATGATTCAGGCTCAGGAGATGACACAGTAACATTAAGTGAAACCGGTGCTACCTACTCAACAGCCACACCATAAATTAATAAATAATAAAATCAAATAAAATCAAATCAAATAAAATGAATAAAATTAAAAAAGAAGAATTAGAAACAATAATAGACCAACAGACAAAATTAAATAAAGTTTTAAACGAAGTTGGTTTTTTAGAAGCTAGAAAATATCAAATGATGCACGATATGACTAGCATAAATAAAGATATTGAAGATTTTAAGAAAGTTTTAGAAAAACAATACGGTCAAATAAACATAAATCTTGAAGACGGTTCTTACAAAGAAATAGAAAAAGAAAATGTCTAATATAAGAAAAATAAGCATAGGTTCTGACTACAAGAATGATGCGATGCATTATTCGATAGGTCAAGAGGTTTATGGTGGACATATCATATGTGATATATTAAACGACGAAGTTAATAAAGAGTATTCTATATATATAAAAAAGAATAACGAAGTTTTACCTTGGAAAAAGTTTAATAGTAACATGGCTATAGCTGTAGAGTTTGATTTAAAATATTAATGAATAGCTTATACCAATTTATTGTAAAACCATATCAAGAAAGATATAACAATAAAACGTTAATAAACGATAAAGAGTTAATAGTCAATACCAGTATAGAAGATCATAAATTTATAAGCAAAAAAGCTATAATAGTGTCAACGCCTAAGGCTTTTGATACTCATATAAAGCCTAAAGATATAGTATATATACACCATAACATATTTAGAAGATGGTACGATCAAAAAGGTAAAGAACGAAACAGCTCTACTTATTTTAAAGATGATTTGTATTTTTGTTCAATAGATCAAATATACATGTATGACTATAAGTGTAATTTAAACTATTGTTTTGTAAAACCTATTAAAAGAATTAACAATGATTTTAGCACTTCTAAAGAAAAGAACTACTTTGGTATATTAAAATATTCTAATAGTCTCTTAGAAGCTGTAGGATTGAAACCTGGTGATCTTGTTATCTTTACTCCTAACTCAGAGTTTGAGTTTATTATAGAAGGTGAACGCCTTTATTGTATGAAATCTAATGATATAGCCTTAACACATGAATACGAAGGAAACGAAGAAGAAAATAATCCAAGCTGGGCAGAAAGCAGTTGAAGAACTTATTAAGGTAGCGAAAGAAAAGATTGTAGACTCAGACGACGATGTAAGCGCTGACAGATTAAAAAACGCTGCTGCTACTAAAAAGTTAGCCATATTTGATGCTTTTGAAATATTAACTAGAATACAAGAAGAAGAAGAAAAGTTAATTGAAAAACCAAAAGACAAAAAAGAAGAGCGAGTTTTTAAATTTGCTGAAGGGAGGAGTAAATGATTTATAATCAAACTCTAGTTCAAGAATTAAAAGATTATATAAATCCTAAAATACTATCTAAGAACAATAGATATAAAAAATGGGAATATGGTTATAACCCTGATTATGATTTTATAGTAATTAGTAAAACAGGACAAATTGGAAAAATCATTGAAATACAAAATCTCAGGATTGCTTTACCAGCAGTCAATGAACCGCATAAACGAAGCAATAAGAAAGAGGAACAATACTGGGAAAGATTTGAATACCCGAATCAATTACAAAAAATAAAAACTAGATTTGACTGGGAAGACTATCCAGTTGATTTTAAAGAAAAGTGGTATGGGTATATTGATGAAGAGTTTAAACGTAGAGAAGAAGGTTTTAGTTTCTACAGTAATGGCAGTCCTGTATATATCACTGGTACTCATTACATGTACTTGCAATGGTCAAAAATTGACGTTGGTGCACCCGATTTTAGAGAAGCAAATAGACTATTCTTTATATTTTGGGAAGCATGCAAAGCAGACGATAGGTGCTACGGGATGTGCTACCTTAAAAACAGACGATCTGGTTTCTCCTTTATGTCATCAGCAGAACTTGTTAATCAAGCAACAATATCTTCAGATGCTAGATTCGGTATCTTATCTAAAACCGGAGCAGATGCTAAGAAAATGTTTACAGACAAAGTTGTACCAATATCCGTTAACTATCCGTTTTTCTTTAAACCGATCCAAGACGGTATGGATCGTCCTAAAACCGAGCTCGCTTATAGAGTCCCGGCTTCAAAACTTACTAGGCGTAAATTAGATGACAACGTCAAACTTAAAGAATTAGATGGTTTAGATACAACTATAGATTGGAAGAACACAGGAGACAACTCTTACGATGGTGAAAAGCTAAAAATATTAGCACATGACGAATCAGGAAAATGGGAACGCCCTGATAACATATTAAACAACTGGAGAGTTACAAAAACTACATTAAGATTAGGCCGAAGAATAGTAGGTAAATGTATGATGGGATCAACTTCAAATGCATTAGATAAAGGTGGAAACAATTTTAAAAAACTCTATTACAATTCAGACGTTACAAAAAGAAATAAAAACGGACAAACATCTAGCGGACTGTATTCTCTTTTCATCCCTATGGAATGGAACTACGAAGGATTCATGGATACTTTTGGATCACCTGTATTCATTACGCCAAAAAATAAAACAATTGGAAGAGACGGTGTTAAAATTACAATCGGAGTAATTGAACATTGGGAAAATGAAGTTGAAGGTTTAAAAAGCGATCAAGACAGTTTAAACGAATACTATAGACAGTTTCCAAGAACAGAGCAACATGCTTTTAGAGACGAAACTAAAAATAGTTTATTTAATCTTACTAGAATATATCAACAAATAGATTACAATGAAGAAGTAAATAATCTATCAGCAACTACAAAAGGTAGTTTTATGTGGAGTAATGGTATTAAAGATACTTCTGTTTCTTTTGTGCCAAATAATGATGGTAGATTTTTAATATCTTGGGTTCCACCTAAAAACTTACAAAATCAAGTAATTATAAAAAATGGTATTAAGTATCCAGGAAACGAACATATTGGAGCATTTGGATGTGATAGTTACGACATTAGTGGTACTGTTGATGGTAAAGGTTCTAACGGATCATTACACGGACTGACAAAGTTCAGCATGGAGGACGCGCCTCCAAATCATTTCTTTTTAGAATATATATCAAGACCACAAACAGCTGAAATATTTTTTGAAGATGTTTTAATGTCTTTAATTTTTTATGGCATGCCTTTACTATGTGAAAATAATAAACCTAGGTTATTGTATTATTTAAAGCGTAGAGGTTATAGAGGTTTTTCAATGAACCGTCCTGATAAGATTTGGAATAAATTATCTACTACAGAAAGAGAAATAGGTGGTATACCTAACTCCAGTGAAGATATAAAACAAGCTCACGCAGCTGCTATAGAAAGTTATATAGAGGAGAATATAGGAGAAAGAGAAAGTGGTTATGGAGATATGTATTTTCAAAAA